TCATTAAGACCTCCAGACTTTTTCTTGCCTTCCTTTCGGGTCCAGGCTGCTTCTTCGAGTTCAAAACTTTCTTTGGCAGTCCTCGCCGCCTTTTTGAAAGCATCCTTAGCGGGGTAGTCCTTACTACCAGGTTTCGCTGGTGCTTCTCCTCTGCGACGCTTAGCGTGAATATTAGCGTAGAGACCACGCTTAGCTTCGCACAATTCTTTAAATTCTTTGTATTCTCTCATGATAAACGACGAGGGTTTACGAGATTATTTATCGTTTTCCCCCACCCATCTCCTTGAGCATCTTCTGTAACTCTGCTGTAGAACCTACAAACATAGCATTGTTAGTGACTTTAGAAGGACCTTTCTTCTCTTCATCTAGGTCTTTCATTTTCTTATGAAGGTCCTGCAGTTTCTCAGTCATGTCTGCAACGTGCTTCATTGCCGCTACAGCGACTTCATACGCTCTAGGGTGTCCACTCTCCTGAGCGACCTCTAAAGCGCCTCTGACCGCCTCCTGACCCTGATCTATGAGTGAGTACAATTCACCACGGGTATATCGATAGTCTTTCTCACGATCTTCTTCATCAATCTTTGGTGGAACTGGTTTAGAAGGTTTGCTCTCCTCAACTGGTTCTGCACTGATGTTGAGGATCTCCTCCATGTTTTCTTCTAGGTTACTCATAAGAATTCAATTCCTTCATTAAATCCAAAATCATCACCAGCATCAACTAGAATGTCATCTGCGGCATCAATCTGACCATCTGTATTGATATCTGTTTTTGCTTTTGGTGTATATGTTCGCGTAATAGTTCTACGGTTAACAGAAGCATTACCAAGAGTTTCATGGATGATTGCTTTCTTGATAACGTCTGATGTGTTATATGGACCGTAGAGATAAGTCTTGACTGTAAAGTTTAGAGTATAGATGATATATCTACGCTCATAAAAACTGTCATCCCACTCATCTTCGTAACTTACATTGTTTAAAACAATAGCAACATCACGTTTTTCATTCATATCAGGTATCATATTAAGAGTGATACTGAATGATGGTTGGAAGTATGGTAAGATCTGCTCAGTAATTTGTAGTGCGTCGTCTTGAGACTTGGCAATAATTCCTAATTCAAAACTTAGATTATAAGGAACAGGAACATACTGCACTCTTACTTCACCACCATTACCATCAATGATAGTTTTGTATTTTTGAATAGGAGATGTCTTGCGAGTAGCATCATAGTCAATACCTGTCATCTCAAAATAGAGACGTGGTAATGTAATTGCTACTTTTCTATTAGATTGGTTTTCTTCTAACCTAACAAGAAATTTTTGTTTTGGACCATATGCCAATGGCACTTTGATCTCTTCTAGAACAGTTCCATCACTAGGATCTGTACTCTTCATTGTGATGTTATTGAAGAGCGTACCAAACGCTACAATGTTCTTACGAACAATTTGATTATAAAAATGTGATCCTAACATTAGATACTACCTGTAAAATTACCAGCTTCACCAAACGGATTACCCTCCGTCCAATCAATGATGTCATCAGCGGCATCTTCAATCTGCCTATTTTGATCGTAGTTACTGCTGACGTTATTTAGAGTGTCAAAAGTCTCAGGCGACCATTGAGCACCAGAAGTTAGACCAGTAATTACTTCGGCAGTGGTAAACGTTCCTGTTCTGTTGATGACTTGTAGAGCTCTGGTTGCGCTGTCCCAAGACTTGACTTCTGCTCTGTTGTCTTTTGGTGAATAGTCCACCGTGATAGTAGGGTTAGAAGTATAACCTGACCCACCGCTAGTGATAGTAATACCATTAACGATGCCAGTGCTGCTAACCGTAGCAGTTGCTGTCGCACCTGTTCCACCTCCTCCTGTAATAGTTACTGATGGTGGTGTACCTTGTTTGTAATGAGCTCCACCATCTGTAATTGTAATTGCTGTAACAGCATCGCCTGTGATAGTAGATGTTGCCTTGGCAAGGAACTCATCACCAACAACTTCTTCACCTACAGTAAAGTCACCAGTGCCACCAGGATCCATGAATAGTTTGATAGCATTATCGAAGAGTTGTTCTACTGCATCGATCTCTGCAATACCAGTATCAAAGTCATCACTACCAATTTCGTAGATCTCAGCAGTAATAGCATAGAATTGGATCTTACCAAACTGGAAGAATGGTTCTTCTTTACCAACAAACTTGATTTCGTAGATGTCCTGTGTCAATGGGAAGTACAATAAGTCTCCCTCGTTAGGTCTACTGGTAACAGTAAGGTTAGGATTGTGATCTGCTACCTCTTCATCCCAGCGTCTTGTAGACACACGGAAGATAATTTCGTCTGTAATTCTTAAACCGAACTTGGAGATGAACTCAGCATTGTCACCAAATCCTGTGACATTCTGTAATAGCATTTCAATCTGGAATTGTTCTTGATACTTAGAGTATCTAACTTCATCCAGAGTGCTATCCTGTAGAACTATTCTAGGGATATAGTATACATCTGTACCAAACAGTTTGATTTGCTCATCCACAAGATCCTGAACGAGACCTTGTTCGCCACTGTGACCTTGGTAATAAGTTGGAAAGTAGGGACTGGTAGGCATTTTATCCGATCATATCCATTGGTGGGATTGCATACTTACTGAGAATTTCGCTTTCGATTTTCTCAATTTCTGCTAGTGCGTCTGTGTAGATTTCTCTACCATTCAAAGTGACGCCGCCAGGTAGTTGAACATTGTTATACTTAATTAAATTCATACCCCACTGCTTCTTCATCAGAGCAGTAGCATACTTTTTAACAAAAGGATCATTGTTCATCTCAGTGGCTTCTGTAGGATCGAGAAGACGATGACATTCAATAAGAATATTAGTCCCTTCTTTGAGGAAGTCCTTATTGATATCAAGGTATAAACGATCACGACGTGCTGTAAATCTGAACTGCTGGAATGAACCATTGTTCAGAACCATATCTAGAGTTTCTAGATAAGTCTTGTTCATATAATAGTTGAGGATATCAAGCGATCCAAACGCATAGAGATCATTCAGGAAGATTTGATACTCAACGCCAAAAAGATTTGAACGGATTGAATTACTGACAAGACCAAAAACTCTAGTGATACCAACTACATGATCTGGAATAGGAACATAGTTAGTTGCTTCTAACCAATTCGTATTTCCATTTGATGTTGTAGTTGTGGCACTAAATCTTGTCTTATCGTCAGCAGTGATTTCGTGTCTTAGGAACGCTCTCTCCATACCGTTGTAGCAGTTCTCCTGGAAGAACTGAAACGTGTCGTCTATTACGTTGTTGACCTGCTCATCGTCAATGTTAACTTGCAAGACAGGTTCGCCAAGTTGCCTCTTACAATATGTGATGAGTTCAGCTCTTGTACTTGGAGATGCCATTACACACAAAAAATCCCTTCTCTCCTATTTAGGAAGAAGGGATTTAGTATTTATTCTACTACTTCAGTGGGTGCTGCTTCTGCTGGTTTTTCTCCGTCTCCTTCTAGAAGACCCAGAGTTTCTAGACCACCCACGAGTTTGAGTTTATACTCGTTTGCTTTTTTGAGGTTATCTTCTAGTTCTGTAATTTGCTTCTCTGTAGTAGCAATTTGTTCCTCAAAATTTTTCTTAAGAGTTGCGGGATCCATAGTTATCACAGGGGAATATTGTGTACTTTATTTATCAACGGACAAAAGCGTTGAAAGTTAATCTTTTTGTTTTCCAATTATCTTTTTGAAAGTATGGACTATGCCATAGAGATCCTTCATATACCAAAAGAGAATTGGTAGAATGTTCTTCTACATGATACCGTTCCCATTCTTTTAATTTTACTTTAGCAGGATCGAACGATACCATAGAATTTACTTTATTGGCAATCCTTTCTGACCTGTAGTTTCTTTCACCACAGACATACTCCTCTCCAGTTTCCTTGATACGCCAGAAGGCAGTTCCATTAGGAACTTCACCTTCATACTCATCATCATTGTTAAGTGACAACACAGCAGCATATCGAGTGTAATCAGAATGTGGATACAAACTCATGAACCTGACTTTCTCGTCTACGTCATAAATCTGAAAAGAAAATCTACTTTCTTCTGGATGTCTCATAGTTTCATCTGAGCAACCAAAATAGTTTGCACAGATATATCTGATTGGAGAATATAATCCTTTCTTATAGTTACTAATGAGATGTAAGTATCCTGGTAAGTTGGTTACTTCACCTTGAATTGTACTCAGATAATCAACGGACTGTGCATACATTCTTAGATCATCTGGATTGGTAAAGAAGTTTTTTACAATAACAAGTTTGTTTTTACTTCTACCAATATGTTTTTCATCAACCTCCCAAGTGGAGGGGTGGTTTACACCAAATACTGCAGGATTAATTACTTTCATTCTTTTTTTCCAATACCAAAACATATACACCATTCCACCAATGACTTGGATTTTCTGGAATAGTGCTCAAAATTTTTCTTTCAAACCACACATCAAAGTCTTGTTCTTTAATGTATTGAATGGCAGAATCAATTACACCATCAAAGTTGGCATCATCAATAACCAAAATAAACTTGTCTGCTAGGAAAGGAGTGATGTGAGACAGAGCATTGAGTTGTTCAACATAATCATGACCAGCATCATAGAACACAACATTTGGTTTATGTCCTTCAAAGTCGTCTTCTACTAGATCGGTAACACTGCTACCAATAAATGTAGTTTGACCATTCTCATACTTTTCAAAATTAATCTTGAATTCATCAAAAGCATTTCCTACTTCTGTCCACATGACATTTTCAGTCATTGGTTTACACTCTGGATCAGAGAAATCGTCTACTCCAAATGCAGGAATATCATTACCCATGATAGCAGAGAAGAGTGTGCTACCCATGTATGTACCCATCTCTAGGTATACAGCATCATCATGAGAACATAGGTTGTTCAACAAATGTCTTACACGATTAGAACTCAAACCAATTGGTCTGAACTTAGGATCATTGAAGTTGGACTTATAGATTAGAGCATTATCAATTGCATCTAGACAACGCTGTGTATATTCTTCTACAGAAGGATCTTCTCCTTTCTTTTTGATATGAGCGTCAACAACACTATCACAGTAATTGCAATCCCAACAATCAAATTTACAGTTCTTGATTTTGTTTCTCCATAGATTAATAGGAGCATCTTTAACTGCAAGATCAATCATGTAATCATCAAACTCAGGAAAAAGAAGTTCTTCTTTCTTTACCCAACGTTCAATAATATCCATACTTTCTTTCAATCTGATAGAGTTTTCTCTACCATGCATCTTGAAACAATCGATACCAAGATCAATAAACTCATCCCAATCTTCACGCCATGGAGGTAGGTTTGCTGCCTTGAGAGCAGAAGAGTTGTCTTCAATATCCCACTTAGCACATGAATTTGTACTGATAGGATCCATAAAATACTGAGGACCTTCTGTCCTGGTATTATTGAAATGGTAATGCTCATCCATCATGGAACATCCACCCCAACATCCTTCGTTGACAAGCAGTGATAGTTCTACTGGTTTACCAATAGAAGCACAATATTCTTTAGCATCTTGGATCCTCTTGAGAGCATCACGGTCTCTCATCAAATCTCTATCGAGATTAATATAATGAAAACCTGCCTTGGCAAGAGCTACAATTTCATTTGCTTTGGTGACATTTCTAAGGATGGTATTCTTGATCTTAAGATCTGGAAATCTTTCTTGCAAGATACCAGTGGCAACCCAACTTGTATGAGGGATAGTTGCAATTTTAACTCCACTTTCATACAGAACACTGAAATTATGTGCAAACAAATCTAGACCTTCTTGATCTGGTCTAACATAGATGTTATTGAAAGTAGCAGACAACGGGATCTCTGTCTCTCTAGAGATCACCATTGCATTATATACAAGCTGCCTAGTATCACCAGAAAAGATATCACCCATGGCATCCTGCTCAAAAGGTGGCATCCTGCAAGTAAAATACAAGTCCCTGATATAAGGTTTGTATCTAGTCAACCAAGGTATGATTACAGAATCTGTAAATACCTTATCCAGCTTCGGATTTACGGGTAGACTGAATACGGAACTTGTTTGATTTTTTGTTTTTGTCTTGCTCATTTTGTTTGGTCACCTCATCTGGAAGCATCATAGGTTCATTATTCATACCTAAACCTAAGAGTTTAGGCATATCTAGTTTATCATATTCCTGCTCCATAATCTGTCTGACTTCTGGAAGCAGTTGTTGTTGCATACGTTCAACACCAGCAGTTAGTAGTGTAGCATGTTCTACTGCACCTTTAATAGCTGCTAATTGATCCGCTTGTGGCATATTCATAATAGAATCTAAGTTGCCACTACCGAGACGACCGATAGCATGTACATCGACTGCTGCTTGTTTCGCCATACGGGTAATCCAATACTTGCGGTCCTCTGTCTCGTTTGTTACACGATAATGCTCAATTGATTTTTCGTCTTCCATATGTTCGCGAACCATGTCACAGAACTCACGAATTTCCCTGTTGTAGGTAATATGCTTTCTTTCGTAGATACTGCAATCATAGTTTGCTTTATCTAATTCAATCTCCAACCTTTCGATTTCTAGTTCGTCAGGTTCTTTTCTTTCCTTTTCAATCCTGAGAGATCTTGCAATAACTTTTCTGTTATTCTCGCAGAGTTTTTGTTTGTAAATTAATTCTTTAAAACCATGATTTCTGGTTTCTAATTCTAGCAACGCTTGCTGCACCTTTTTGTATGGTGTGATCTGTGATCCTACAACAAAGGTGTTGTTTTGATAACGAGTTTGACCCATCTGCAAATTGATTGCAGCGTCAATGATCTGTTCGTCTGTGGCATCTGCCTTAGTGACCAGACTTAAATCTTCTCGTTTTGCAAGTGTATTGCTATTAGATGCAGTTGGTTCTACGGGTCTTAGTTCAGAATCCGAAGGTTCCATAGATGAGTTCTCCATTCAATCTGTCATTGTTATCGTCAATTCGTCCCAGTTTTTTCGCTTGGACGAGCGGCATACCAATATTGAGATAATCCTCATATAGTATATTCATATCCCACATGTTATCACAGTTTTTAAGCTGATATCTAATTGCGTGATATTTGCCAAGTAGAGCAGCGTACTCCACAACATATTTATCATGGTTCTTAATGATCTTTTTCGCAAGAAGTGTCTTGTCAATACCCCTTGTGATGGAGAGCATATCAAGGAAAGGTGTTCTTGCTTCTGGATTTTTCAGAAGATCTTTTGCTTCAGGAACTTGGTATCCCCAAGATTCTTGTTCTACATCATGGCAGTTCTTGAAGTTTTTAAACCTCAATTCAAATTCTCTTTCAATAACTAAGATCGCCATCTTTCTCATGAAAGAAACTGCGTTATCTAATTTCTTTTGTGTTAGAGGACTTTTTACTTTGCTGTAACTAATTGAACCATCCGCTTGCATCTCACCTTTATAATCTTTGGAGTATGCTCTAACTTCACCTTGATAGTTTATACCATCATGAAGTTCTTTCTCGTCAAATTCAATATATCTTTTTAGACTAGACTTAAGAGTTTCAAATACATCTCTCTTCATTCTTACAACAGCAATGCTGAAGAAGTTAAACACGTTATGGTAAGTTGTTTCGTGCGCTGGAATATCCATGGCACGCAAATCTTCCTCACAAACTCCCATTAAAACATCGCCTTTTTTCAGGTTCTGTTTGTCTTTAATAAATTTCCTAGTCTCTAGTTCTAGAGGATGTTGTGGTTCATACTTTGGACGAAGAAATTCACTGTCCTCTATCATCATATGAGAGGGTATTCTTTGGGTCCATTGAACCTCAAAATCCTTCTGTTCTATAAAATTTGATTTCTTCATTACTGATATCTAGTTGCTGTTACAGTGAATGCTCCAGTATGACAAGCACCAGAGGATTGACCTTGGTGTCCTTTCGGTTCAGTCTTAAATCCTAGCATAGTCATGCTGTCTGTAGCATGGAACAATTTGAATGTTCTGTTGTTCTGGCGAGCGTTACCAGATCCACCACCACCAGAATAGTTACCTAACATATAACCCCAGTCCTGACCCATCTGCATGTTCTCTTCACCAGAAGAAACATCATTCTGGTTGAAGTTAGAAATTCTAGATCCAGTATTGTGAGTGAACTTCATCCACTGCTGGGTTACGTTGTTTCCATTACCGTGGTAACCAATGTTCCACTTAGTTGATAGAGACTTCTTCCATCCGTCACCTGTGATATTAGATGTAGACCAGTTACCAGTAGATTCAGATGCAAATTCAATATATCTTGAATTACTTGTGTCAGAATATGAATAACCTCTAAGTTCACCCTCTGTTTTAGAACAGTAGTCAGAACTATGTCCACCACTAACTCTTGAAATAAGTTCAGAGTGGAAGTTCATTCTGTTCCAAGACTGAGAACCTAGGTCACCACCACCAGTGATGTATCCTCTTTGTACAGTTTGACCAGAGGTTGCACCACCATCATTTTGTGATCCATAAAGGTCCCAAGATGCACCAATGCTATCTGGTGTAGTACCATAGTTATCAGTGTGGTTGTAGTCAGGAGAAGAACCAGCAGTTCTACCTGTACCAGTGTGTAGGTTAATCGAAGACGTGTGTGGGGAGTTTGGAGACCATCCGTTAGCACCACCATAGATGTAACCATTGTAGTCACCAAAGTTACCGTCAACATATGCTGCTGCTCGGTCTAGTTGGTCGCCACGACAGATTGTAACGTCTGTAGCATGGAATGTTTGGTTAACCGTTCTCCAAGGATTAGCACCACGATATCCACCAGACAAGAAACCGTGAGTAAAAATGCTTCTATATTTAAACTCAGATCCAATTGTCAAGTTGTAGATGTTTCCACTATTATCGTACCAAGATCCCTGACCAGTGAAAGGATAATAACCACTGGATTGAACAACTGGGTTCTGTAGGTTGATACCACCTGTGTCTGAATTACCTGCGGGAAATTGAGTGCTACTAAAACCAGGATTACCAAAACTAGTAGGAGTTGCCCAATAAGCACTCGTACCATTGGACATTAGGAATGCGCCGTTGGTCGTAGGATCCTGATCTGGCAGGGATGCAAATGGTTGCCCATTTTTCAGTAGATCTCCAGTGAAATTAATATCACCACCAATACTAGCACCAATCTCGATATTGAGATTGCCACTGCCAGCTAAGTTGGTAATATTATCAACTCTAATTTTAGAAGCCATGTCTTATCCTTGTTTGCAGGGGAGTTTTTCCTTTATATATTTAGATGATTACAAACGTACTAGTAGATCCAACAGTTACTGTTCTATTATTTGCAATTGTTAGATCACCACAAGCAAATGCGTTTGTGTTTGCTGGAACTGTAATGTCCTCATCGAGAACATTAGGATTACTCTTGATAATTCCATAAGTATCCAACCATTGCTCAGCACCATTTGCTCTAAGTTTTCCTTTAACGTTGATGTCGCCGTTGACTTCGAGTGTGTACTGAGGATCTGCTTGGTTAATACCAACCTTAGATAGTCTGTAGATATCTAATTGGTTAGATGCCTCTGTCCATCTAGAAGTAACGAACTCTTCGTTATTCTGGAAGAACTGACCATTCAAGTTCATGTCACCCTGAACATTCAGGAAGTAATTTCTGTTAACGTTATTAGATGGATCAGTTCCAGAAGTTGAGGCAGTATTAATTGAAACTCTGTTGTCACCCTTAACTAGTAATCCAGGTGTTCCGTTCCAGGTTGTTCCACCATTGTTGGTAGATGCGGTAATTTCAAATGCGTTGCTGTGTCCAATCTGGTTACCAATTCTGAAGTTTCTCTCGCTAGAGGAACCACGGAAGTAAATTGGAGCACCAGAGTTATCATTATCATTATCAATAGTAAGACCAGACTGGATCTTACAATCTCCATTAACATCAAGGGTATAATTTGGAATGGTGGTGATATTAACACCCATCCTTCTAGATGCAATAATGTCTCCAACAACTCTGAAACCTAATAATGTTTCCGAACCGTCAATTTGGAACTGTTCGTTGTAAGAACCAAAACCAGCACTACCATCACCATGTTGATAGAATAATCTACCTTGCTGAGTGTATGATCCAGATTGATGATCACTAAATCTAATTTGAGCACCAACATTATTAGATGAAGTGCGGATCATGATACCGCCATCACCTTGAACATGTAAAGGAGCAACTGGGTTCACCCCAGCGTTAATACCAACACGATCAGTAGATACATCGACGAACAATGTGTCAGTATCAACTGCAAGATCATTTGTGATAGAAACAGTGTTTTGGAATGTACCTGTTCCTGATACTGTGAAGTTACCTCCAGAGATAGTCAGGTTACCAGTCATGGTATCGCCTGCTTTCAATACGTTGAGAGAAGCAGAACCAATGATCTCACCACCATTAGCAGTGTCTAGGGTAATTACTCTAGCGGCAAAATCACCATTAGCATCACGCTTAACTGCAGTGCTTGGAATGTTTGCAGTCTGGAATTGAATATTACCAGCGTTCCAGATTACGTTACCATTAACATTGAAACCGTCAGCGTTTGCTACGAGAGCATTTAAAGTACCAGATCCATCAGTAGAGTTACCGCCAGTAGCGATAATTGCTGCATTGTATCCAGTAGGAGCTTGTGATGCACTAGTAAAGTAAACTGCAGGAGATGTTGCAATATTGTCTGCTCTACCAAGTCTAAGGTTAGCAGTACCACCATCACTCTCTAGTTTCGCAACTTCAACAACGTTGTCATCATCAATAGCAAAGTCTTGGAAACTAACGTTAACTGCTGTAGTACCAATATTTACAGCACCAATGAAGTTACCAGTCGTTAGTCTACCAACAATGATAGTGAAATCATTGAAGTTATCAGCAGGATCATCGTTAACGATGATGTTGTCAATTGCAATTCTACCTGTATTCTGTGCCTGAGCATTGTACAGGTTAACTGTGTTACCTGGTACAAATGGAGATGTGTTCAGGATTTGACCTGAAATATAAACTCTATACTTAGGATCACCGTTGAAGGATTGAACTGTTAGTGTATCTCTGACTTTTGTTGCACTGATAAACGTTGGTAGTCTATTGTCAGATAGAGTACCGTAGTTAATATTCAATGCATTCTGATACCACTCACCTTGCTTGTTATCAAGTCTGTCAGCATCTAGAGTAGATCCAGGACCATCATTTAGAGATGTCCACATCTTCGCCCAAGAACCGAATGCAGTAACACCAGTTCCAGAACCACGTAAGTAGATGTTATCATTGTCAGTGAATGCCATCTGTCTGACACCACCTTCAGCGGTTAGACCTTGACCTTTGTTTCTAATTGTTAGAACAAGGTGTTGAGTTCCACCATCAAACAGACTGTCAGCAGTATTGTTAATAGTGTTAGCAACTAGACCCTCAACAAAGTTGTTAGGAGTTGGGTTAGAGGTTGGGTTGTTTGTACCAGTTGCAAGTCTGATAGTATTACCAGAAGAACCAGAAACACTGATGTCATATGTTCCAGAAAGTCTATCAGTTGGTAGCGTACCAGCATTTTGGTTGCTAGAGTTTAGATAGAACGCACCTTGCTTGGTATCAAGAAGGTCAGCGTCTAGACCTGATCCAGGTCCAGTCTTAATTTCTACAGAACCATTACCTGCTGTACCGATGTTAAACTGATTTTTCTTCAGTCTGACAACACCAATTGTTCCATACAAGTCAGCAGAAATTGTTAGATCTGTTACTCTCTGAACGTCAAGAGATACGTTTGCATACTGTCTGTTGACAGTAGAAGTCTTGACTGCTAGAACTAGACCCGAACCACTACCAATTGCTGATGGTGGGTTTGTAATGTTAAAGTCATTGCTATATCCAGTGCCGCCATCAGTTACAACAACACTAGTTACAGCATTTCCTACAACATCAATATTTGCTTTCAGTCCTGTACCAGCACCACCTAACAACTCAACATCAAAGTATTGTCCATTGGTAAATCCAGATCCACCAGTTTGAACAATAACATCATCAACAAAGTTACCTTGAGTGTAAGTAGATTCAAAGATCATTGGAGATCCACCACGCTCAAACTCAATAATTGTGTTTGCGTTAATGGTCTGTGTAAGTGGATTATTCAACGAAATCGTTGTTAGTCCAGCGGCAGTAATAACACCAGTAATGTTTGTATTTGCCTGAATACCAAGAACAGTTGCTTTGACCTCGTGTCCAATCAGAACATCAGCATTAGTCTGGAAGATAAGTTGATTAGATCCAGATGCTGCTGTGCTGTACAGTTTGTCGAAGTATCTAGTCTCTGCACCCTTGAGTGACTGAACTGCTAGAGCAAAGTTTTGGTCACCACGTAAGAAGGTAAACGAGTTTGCAGCACCACCAGATGCAAGTCTGTCAGTTTCAATAACACCAGATGTAATGTCTGTTGCTGCAATCTGGTTAGAGGATAGAGATACCCAGTTATTGTTGTCACCAGAAGAAGTATTAACAACTCTTGTTAGGTTAACTGTTACTGCAGGAGTATCGCTACTTTCGATAGTATCGGTATCTGCGATTGCAATTAGGTTTACAATGTCTCCATACAATCTGCTCTCAATTAGAGCATTACCTTGTGCCTGTGTTCCTGCACCTTGAGGAGCGGCGATAGTAACAGTAGGAGCAGCAGTGTAACCCTTACCTCCTTTAAATCCGTTGTAAACAATTAGAGTAAGTGTAACAACCTCACCATTAGCGATGGTTGTTTCTGCTCTTGCTTCTACGCCACCAAATTGTAGTGTACCAGAGATAGTAACATTTGGAGGTGAGGTATATCCAGAACCACCGTCAGTAATGTTCAACTGATAGACAACACCTTGTCTATACTCAGTTGCTTGTAGACGACCCTGTGATAGACTACCAGTGAAGATATCACCAATAGTAAACTGAATACTTGGATCAGGTTGGAACGCTAAGAACTGACTGTCTAGATCGTTGTTTAGAATAAATGATGTAGATGTATCCTGTTGGATAGCAATGTCACCTGCGAGAGCACCTTCAATTTGTAGTCTCTCTGTTTGGTTTGCAACAGTGTAAACTTCAAATGGTCTTAGAGCAGGGATCTGGTCAACAGAAATCTTACCACTATCAGTTAGTTCAACCAGTGCTCTAGGAACAGCGTTCGTAGAATATGGTTTGTTGATGTAAGGACCAAGATTATTAGTAATGTAATCCTTAACTGCTTTCTGAGTTGGTAGGATAGAGTTGCTAGAACTTGCACCACCAAGAGTATTGTCAGCGGAGAAACCAGTAACAACAACGTCTCCACCCTTCAGTTTCAAGAATTCAACTTCAGAGATCGTAACCGTACCAGTAAAGGTAATAGCACCAGTTCTGTTTTCAATTCTTGCAAATGTACCAACCTTGAAATCACCAAGTTCGTCAGTACCAGAAACATATACACGACCGTAGTCTTGAGATACTTGCTCGTTTGCTTCATCCTTAGTACCACCGTTCTCAGGCAATGCAAGATAGTTAGTACCAGAACCTGCAAATTCCCAAGTGTGAGAAGAAGAGTTAACAATAGATGGTCTGTGTAGTTTGATGGTCTTACCACTTAATACACCAGTGCCAACCTGTTGATTTGTAGCACTATCGGTAAGATCCATGCCTTGACCTTGACCATCATCGATGGTAAGTTCTGCTTGGAATGGTGGACCAGCACCAACTGCACCAACCGCATCAATGAAGTATTCAATATCAGGATTTGTATTTTCGTATCCATCAATCTTAACAACATAATGCTCTAGTGGTTCTCTACCTAATCCATCAACGGTTAGGATAGTTCTACCAGTTGGAGTTGCAGAAACGTTGACGATTGTGGCAACGTCAAATGTGTAACACTCTCTTCTATATCCAATACCGCGTAGAGCAAAGATACCGAAGTTAGTAGCAGAGTTAGTGATAGATGCATAACCACCAGATTCACAAAGGACACCATCAGCACAGAAGATAACAAAGACAGAAACCAACTGAGTGTAACCATCTTCAATAACTTTATATCCTGTACCACCAAAGGAGACAATCGTGAATGCAGATGCAACCATCGACTTACCCTGATTAGGGAAGGATGCAGATCCATCTAATTCAAGACCAGGGAAAGGACAGTTAGGTTGCTTGACCTTAGAACCATCAATTAGAGCACCACTACCACCAAGGAAGGAGATTACAGATGCGTTCTGTGTATACGGTGATGCCTCAATGATTGGATAATCATCAAAGTCACCACGAATTGCCATACGCTGATTATTCAGATCCGTAACAAAGTTATCTGGATATGTAATAATTGTTGTGGTATCGTACAGAGTTCCGAATGTTTGTGTAGTAGCACCTGGTTGTACACCATTGACGGTATCTACTGCATACTCTAGAATGCTGTCTAGTAAAGCAAATGATGTATCAATAGCAGTTGCAACGTTTGCACAAATTGGATTGCCAACTGTATCAGTTAGAATGTTATAATCTTCAAATCTAGGAATATCAGATAGAGAAGAAACATAGTCTCTAACAAGAATTGTTCCGTTTGCTAGAGCACTTACAAATGTATGTGGATCGGTATTGCTACCAGCAGGACCAACGTTAATTGTAATTGTATCTGTACCACCTACGCTAGAGTAACCTAGAACAGGATAGGATTCGCCTGGGTTAGTGTCAAGAATAGCAGGACTTGAATCATTGCCACCACCTTGATGAGCACAACTAAATGTGAGTGCTCCTAGTTGGAAACCAACTCTGTGTTGAGCAGATGTTCCGAAAGATCCTACACTTGCTGATGGGATTGTAAGAACTAGTTCACCACTAGTTGGATTGTATGTTGCACTGGTTGGTTGTGTTGTAGTAATATTACCAGAAGCAGACCAGTTACGCATTGCGTACTTAGTCCATATTGCTGCTCTCTCATACGCATAACGTACAGCAGGTAGTTCGGCAAGATCACCACCAATGTATTGACTTCCACTGAAATATGCTTCTGCGTTAGATACAATACCGTGGTTACCACCAATAATTAAGTCACGTACAAGACCTCTGAGAATATACTTGGTGTCTCTATAACACTTTCTTTCCTCAATGTTAGTATGACCCAGTGCTGGATATGCAATTTTTACTTCTTCGTATACTTGATCGGCAATGAAATCCGCGTTACGAGAAATCAACCAACCAGCGTCAAGGAATGCTGTATCAGAACCATTGGTAATGATGTCTGCCCATAGATATGCAAGAGTGTTAATCGCATCTCTTACGTTTGCACAAGCGGGATTACCAGCAGTTGCTGTAATTACTGTATTATCAAAGTATCTTGTTACGGAAGAATAGCGTGGAGCGTAGATAGGATCACTCTGGATACCATCTTTTGTTCTCCAGTTACGCATTGCGTAGATACAGAGTTCTCTAGCGTATTCAATAGCGCGGACATTCTGTGCAATTTCATCTTCGATGAATGCAATCTTATTACCAACAATATATTTTTGCGCTGCTTCAATAACGTTATGGTTTGTACCAAATTCTAAGTCTCTAACAACAGCGTTTACAAAGTGAATAACGTCTTGACGACATTGCTCATCACCATTGTTACCTGTGCTATCAGGAGAACTGTATGCTGGATATAATTTTTGACCAGCGTCACACTCAATTAAAAGATCGGCAAGTTTAACTGTGTCATCTTCTGATAAAGAAGGAATTGCAACACTAGTTGTAACTGTTGCTTCTCCAGTTACTGAATGATCGTAACTAAATCCAGTAATATTGTATGCAACACCACCAAATGTTACTGTACCACCACTAATATATGTGTTTGGATGATCAAGAGTTCCAAGATAAATCTTGAAATCTAAACCACTAATGTCATATACACGATAGTGATCTGTTTTAAATTCATCATTAATTCTTCCAACAACTTCATCTGCGATAAACTCTCTGTTGTTACGGAGGAATACACAAGCGTCTTGGAACCTTCTTTCTACAGGAGTAGATAGAGGGAAAGTGTTTGGTGAGTTGAGTAGGGATAAAGTAACACTTCTAGTGAAACTCTTAACTGTTGCGACTTGACCTGGGTCAAAGTTTGCATCTGTTAGTCCAGGAATTTTCTTTGGAATAACAAAACGTCTAGCACGACCATCAGCGTCTTCTAGAACTTTGTAAATTCTTTGTTTTCCATTCAACATGGAAATATCAGGACTATTATTTGTTGGTAGTCCTTCAATTAAGATCTCTTGACCTTCTTTAAAATCGTGAATATTGCTTCTACCAACTAGTTCGTTAGTGTAGAAAACAACACCACCCAAATCTTCTGCGTTACCAAACTGTTCTGATTGGAAACCACCAGTTGCAATAGACGCTTGACCTTGTAAAGAGAAGTCAAGTCTTTGAATTGGTAGAGTTGAAACGTAATCTTCATTTACAGAAACAACTTCACCTTCTGCTCTAATCGATTTTAGAGATACAGAATCAAATGTAAATGATGTTACTGTAGCACCCGAAATTGTAATGGATGCTGCTACGTTTGTATTCCAAGTAGGAGAACCGAGAATAGGTACTACCTGAACATCCCAATATGTTGGTGCATTGGTGTCATCAATATCAGCAACCTGATAAAAACCTTGTGTAAAGTTTGTATCGTTTGTATCATCCAGGTAAATGAATGTACCACCAGGGATGATAGTTGTTGGATCGTTTGATGTTCTAAACTTGTTACTGCCAGAAGTTGCTGTAATTGTTACGCCAAGAGAACTTCCAATGGCAGCATTAGTGATATAATTAAATTGTTCACCTTCAACAAAGGAACCACTTGTCAGGCGAACGTCAATAGTACCAGCAACATATGCACTAGCACCTGTAGTTGTGGCAAATGTAACACCATCAACTAATGCTCTTGCACCAGTGTTGACACCAACAACTTCTACGCCAGTTTGTAGATTTGCAAGACCTGTGTTCTGTTGGAAACCAACACGGAAACGATCTGGTCCAAAAATTTGATGACCGATTGGGAACTGAACACCAAAGTCTCCGTTGACTTCTTTATCAAGAAGAAGTCTTTGCTTATCGTCAAAGACCATAGCAAAGTCCCAAGTTGCAACTGGGTCACCATTTGCATCAATCTGGTCTCTATAAGTTACACCGATGACATAGTTTTTGTCACCGAATTTCATAATGTGTTTGCCTGGGTTCTTAGGTCTGATAATTACCAGACGTAAGTTATCACCAACAACAGAACAATCTGGTGGTAGGGAGATTGGGTTATCTTCTAGATAATCTCCACCAGAAACAATGAGGGTTTCTTTTACACCAGGAGTTGACCACGCTAACTGCGCTGCTTTTTTAATTGTTCTAACTGGGTTAACTGCCGAACGACCATCGTTCAGGTCAGAACCAATCTGCTCAGAAACATAGATACGACCACCAACGTCATTCGTTGCTAGGTTGAGGACGTATTCTGTAGTTGCAATCTTGTCTGTTCTATCTCCAAGCAAAGGAGTAATAGATCTTGGATAGATACCTGCTTCACCAGTTTGTCCATATCTAAATGCACCAGTATCATCTTGTCTGAAACCAATGTGCTTAAACTGAACTTCTCCGTTCAATTCAATACCATCAGTATGTACAGGAGCAGAAACACCTGTTTGTCCAGTGTTTAGTGCTTGATAAACATTAGCACCAAAATATCTGTAAGAATCTTTTTGAAGAATGACATTGGAATCCCATAGGGTTCCACTACCATTCATGTAAGTTTTGAGGTTTGGACCTCTGAGGTTTAAGTCTGGAGTAACAAAGTTATCAATATCCAGGTTTAGAATTCTCGCCGTATCAGAAATGATAGACGTGGAGGTTCTAATAGCACCGTTGATGTCAAGTTCAAAGTCAACTGTGTCAAGAACAGCAGTAGCAGTAGCGCCATTACCGTTACCACCAGAGATTGTTACGCTAGGAGCAGAGGTGTATCCAGAACCAGGATTATTAATCGCAATGTTAATAACCTGACCGTTGAAGATAAATGCAGATGCTAGAGCTTGAATACCACCAGCGATATTTGGTGGTCCAATCGAAACAGAAGGTGCCGTACTATAACCAGAACCACCAGTAGAGATATTAATTTCATTAACTCGTTCACCAGTTCTGTTGATACCAACACGGGGCAAACCCGTATTAGTGTCCAACTGAGTTCTCAAGATTTCTCGTTCGAGAGATCCTGTGCCTCCTCTAATGGTAAGTTCGTTATCACCGATGAGTTTAGGTTGTTGACCTCTTAGAAACTCTTTATCGGAATTGATGTTGAAACTCATGGTGTCTCTGCTAGCCCTACTTATCCTCAGTTATTATTTAGCTTATACCCAATCAATACTGACAACCTTAGTGTGTGCGATCCATTTGATCGTATTAGTAGTACCTGCTCTTGTAGTTGTGTAACTAAATCTGTTAGTAGAACCTAAAGGTTGAATATCCCAAGTCTGACCAGTAGGGATGTCATCTTTGATAACAGTTCTGAATGTAGATAGTACAGATGTTTGCCCAACTGCATCGCAGAAAACAGCACTCTCAAGTTTTGCGGAATAAATTGTTCCTTGTGGGTTTACACCAATAATATGTCCTGTAATAAAATTAATAGTATTACTGTCAATTACAATCTGACTACCAACAGTATCTAATTGCAAGACTGCTGTGTTAATACCTCTGAGAATATACTCAGTTGTACTACTATCAGAATATACAGAGTTTTTAATCTCTAGTGTATTCAGGTTTTTAGCATTTAGCAATTCATCGACAACATTAGTCTTGTCGATGGAAAATCCACCAACGGAATCAAACTTTTCTCTTGTGGTTGCCATTTTAGTTCTTAGTTACGTTGGATACAAAGGTAATATTAACACTTTCTGTTGGGTTCACATTTGCTCCCAACTCAACATTGATCTTGACTTCATTAGTTGCAGTGTACTCAAAGGTCGGAACAATAAGTTGTACACCAGTTCTGACATTACCATACTCTGTATGGAACACATCGCTACCATTATCTATAACACCAAACTCAAAGAACTCTTTGTCTCCGCTAGTTGCATTCTTAGCAACCACTACAACCTTTGCTCCTGCGTCAGTTGCACTAGCATAAATTGTAGAACTTCCGTTGTTTGTAGTTCCTTTGACTAGAGTAATGTCTTCGCTTAGAATTCTAACATCGTTAAGTTCAAACTCTTTGAGATCACCGTCAAAGACCTTAACTCCATTAAAGGTGCCAGTACCAAATGTTGTATTAAAATATACATCTCCTTGGTTGTCTAGTCTTAGAACAGGATCAACTGTCAATCCAGCAGACAAACCAAGATCAAAGTATTGCTTGGATGTATGAAGGAATGTTGTGGTTACGGAAGTGTTATCTAGAGTTGTTTCTGCACTATTGAATGTCATTAGATTTGCAGTAATCTCAAACTGATTACTTGTCATAGATCTAATAGTATCTACACTGAAGAAATCAAGAGCAGTTGTAGTTAACTGAGCAGTGTTACTACCATCGTTGTAGAAGTACAAGATGTTTTCATTTTGTCCAGGAGCAGTTTCTGGAATAATGTAAGTGTTTTGATCAACGTCCTTAACTCCACCCAGAGAACCCCAGTTACCATTGTTATCATATCCTTCAAACTGACTGGAAGTCGTATTAAATCTAATAGATCCAGTTTCTGCTGCGCCACGTTGTGTATCTGCACCAACAGGAATAACAATAGATGATTGTGCGTCAATCTTGAGTTTCTTACCAGGGTTAGGTCTGATGAGAATATCGCTAACGTCACTTGACATTACGTTTCCTAGGAACCTTAGTTCTCCAGAAACTACAAGAGGAACATCGCCAAGCGGTCCAACTCTTACTTCTTCAACACCATTAAATTCTACTGCCGCTACTGCAAGAGAATTCCAGGTAAGTTCTGCTGTATTGTTTGGTTGAGCACCAGTTGTATGTGTTGGTTCATTACCAGAACTAGCAGTAACACCTGCTTGAGTTACTTCATAAACATTATTTCTGTAAGCAAGATACTGTCCTAAAGTTACAGGTGTGTTAGCAGTCCATTGAGTAAATGTAGGAGCGTTTACGTTATACGAGGAAATAGTCCTCATATTAACAAACTGAAGTGAAGTAGGTGTTACCTTCAGAGTATTAATGTTATCATTGATAAACCACAGTGTGTTATCATTAGCACCTACAGTTTCTTCTGCTTTGATGTAGGTGTTGCCATCTAGGTCACGAACACCACCCAAAGAAGACCATGCTGAGTTGGTGCCATTGTATCCTTCATACTGTTGTGTCTGAGTATTGTATCTGATAAGACCGTCAACCAATTGGTTTGAAGGTGGTCTTGCTGCAGTATCACCAACAGGAATTCTAATTGCACTGTCTGTATTGAAGTTTGCAATTCTACCAGGAGCAGGTTTTAGAATTAGGTCATTAGATCCAAGAGAACGGAACTCATTAGTTTCAATCTCAAGTTGATCATTGACACTAACTTTACCAAATGTTTTTAGTTCTCCTTGTGTAGATAGATCACCAGAAGTTAACGAGATTGATAGAGTTGATTGTTGAGTTGCACTATCAAAAATATCAACGTTTGATGAAATTAAGAATGAACCTGCTGTAGTCAGCGTGATACCACCAGAAGCATTAGTGATATTGGTAACTGCCAAATCTGTACCAGCAATATCAGGAGCAGTTAATGTTCCAGAGATATTACCAGTAGCACCCGCTACTTCACCAGATGCAGTGACGTTAATTGCAGTAAGTTCTCCAGTGTTAACATCAGACTTAACAATGTCTGTACTTACAACAGATTGAACTGTAATTTCTGCACCAGATCCAAAACTTCTTGGGTTATTTACATTTGGTGTTAAGGTTGCTGCGGTAGTAAATCTAAAACCAGCATCATCATCACCATTTGCACCTTTGTCATAATAGTATAGAGTTGGTGTGGCGGCAGTTACTTTAAGTGTAAGTGAATTGCTCTCGCGTTTTACACCATCAACATATTCTGAACCTGCAAAGGTTAAAATTGCTGTACCTGCACCAGTTGGTAAAGTGTCCAGTGTAATCTGTGTAGCACTGTCAATAGATGCAATCTTAGTTCCTGTTGATAGAGTACCGTTTCCAGTAGCAGTAACTTCCATACCAGCAACCAAGTTGGTTACGTTGGCAAGTGTGACAGTTAAAGAAGTGTCATCTAGTGTGGTAGAGAAACCTGTGAATACAGATGGTGCTTTATCTCCACCTTCAAATGCAGATAGAGAGAAGTCTTGAGTTGCGTTAGAAGAATCTGATAGATCAAATAGATAACTATCACCAACATAGATTGTTAGATCAGGAGCAAGATCGCCATCAATAAAGATTTTCTTGTCTGTTCCAATAGCAGTTGCTGATGCGACAGAATATGTGTTTGCTGTGCTACCATTGAAGATAACATTGTTACCAGCAGCAAAGTCTGTATCAACACCTTGAACTGTATCAGCAACAACAACTGATGTAATATTACTTCCAGAAGTTAAGATACCAACAACATTAACAGCAGTAAATGAAGTTACACTGTCAATCTGAATGCTAAGATCATCTGCAGGAGAAGCACCACCAACTAAATTACCAGCAACGGTAACTGTTTCTTGTGCTACATATCCAAAACCAGCGTTTGCACCTACAACTACACTACAATTACCGAATGTGTCACGAGTTACATCAATTGTAAGTCCTGAACCAGAACCACCAGTAGCAGCAACTCCAGTGTAAGTTGAATCTGCCTGTGCTAAAATTGTTGTACCGCTTAGTAAAATAACAGATGCAACACTACCATCTCTCTTCTTAATTTCTTGTCCAACAGAAACTGCAGAAGTTGGAACAGATCCACTGAATGTAAGTGTCTGTGTTGGTAAAAACTTAACAACTTTTGTATTTGGTTGTACTAGGTCAGTAGGGGAAACTGTGAGTAAATCGCCAACAGAATAACCATTACCACCTTCAGTTACTTCTACTTGACTAATTGCACCTAGAACATCAACTTGATAAGAGAATGGTGTTGTTCCTACACCAAATGCTGGTTGGAACGATAGAGTTGCAGTACCAGGAGAAGTTGGTGCTGCACTAAGAGAAACAGTTAAAGTTGCAACGTCAATATTGCTAACAGTTGTTCCTGCGGCAAGAACACCAGTACCAGCAGTTTGTACAATACTGTCACCAATAGTAATACCAGTTACTGATGTTAGTACAATATCTGTTAGGTTTGGTGAAGAGAATGTCAAACTTGCAGCACCAGAACTGTCTGCTGGGAATGACATTGTTAGTTGAGTTGCACTATCAATAGTTGCAATAGTTGCACCCTGTGCGACAAATCCAACGTCACCTTGACCGTTGAAGATGTTCATTCCAACCTGAAGACTGGAAGTATCAGCAACAGTAATCTGCGATTGTCCCTGAGTTAGAGTTGTGTTAATACCACTGATTGAACCAGGAAGAACTGTAGTTAGACCAGATACTCCAGTAGGCAATGATAATAGATTACCTACACTATATCCAGAACCATATGTGGATATAGCAAAATCAGCAATCGTTCCAGGTGAAGTAGTTGAAGTAAATTGGAACCCAGATCCAAATCCACCAAAGAAAGAACTAGAAATCCCAAGTACATCATTTACCAAATAATTTTGACCACTGGAGTTAACAGCAACGCTAGTAACACTACTTGTATAACTTACAGAACTAATGGTGTATACTGCTCCAGTACCACCACCAATTTGACCATCAATGAACATGATCTGGTCACCAACACCGTAACCAGTACCTGCTTGTGTAAACGATACTGTGTCTAGTTCTCCATTGGCATTAATTACAACATCAGCAGTTGCTCCTCTACCAGCAGTTGTAGTAGAACCAGAAACAACATTGATATTGTTGCCCATACCCTGGTGCTGAGAACATTCATATCCAATTCCTTGAGCACTAGCAGTATCATGAATTACAAGGTCAACAAATGCACCTGTGTTTCCTTCTACACCAAATGCAACATAAGTAAAGTCAGCAGCAGGCAGTGCGTCTAGAACACCTTGACCACGGAAGTAGAATGGATGACCACCAACACTGCTGTCAGAGATATCAAATCTATATGTGTTGCCGATCTCTAATGTTGGGGTAGGTCTAGTAACACCATCAATTACATATTCGTATGGAGTTACACCACCGTCTCCAATTACAGTAACAACAAAAGTTTGTCTTGGTACGTTGTAAACATCAACAGCATTATAACTTCCTGTTGTGTATCCAGATCCAGGAGTAGATGCAGAACCACTAAGATTAGTAGTACCAGTTACAGTGATATCAAAAGTTGCACCTGTACCAGCACCACCAGTAGCAGGAACAGCAGTGTATGACCCAGGTGGATAACCAGAACCAGCGTTAGTAATACCACCTAACAATTCTGGAACATTAAATTCGCAAGTAGCACCTGTACCAGAACCACCAATTAGATCGATACCAGTGTAGTTTTGACCAGGAACGTAGTTTGCACCAACATTAAGAACAGTACCAGCAAATCCTACAACAGTGATAGTTGCTTCACCACCGTCACCAGTACCACCAATGAAAGGAACCTCTGTGTAATCACCTTCATCATATCCAGAACCAGTATTGGAAACTAGAAGTCCAGCAGTCTCAAGGTTGTTCTTTTGAACAACAAAATCTTTATAAGACGTAAGTCTGATATCAGAGATATCAAAAAGTCTTTTTGTGTTAGCAACAAACCCAATTGTATCAAGAGCAGGTCTGTAGATGCCAAGCTCTGCGTCAGAAGTGAATGCTAATGATGGAGCTAACCTAGTACCATCTCCAAGTTTTAAGTTGCCAGTTGATAGATCACTACCACCCTGCGTTACGTTAAAGATTGACGTTGCAATCTCGTTAATTTTTACCCTTTGCTGTTCAAAGGTGTCGGTACGTGCGACATTAATTGCTGGCATTTTTGACTAACTCTCGTAGAAGGGACTTAATTTCAGAGATTTCATTCTTCAACATATTTATGTCGTCTAACGCGGAACCTAGCTGCTGAGATTTACGCCTTGCAGCTATAGCAGAATCGTCACGATTGATGATGGCACCTGTGTTTTGGTCCCTTACGAGACCATCATGCCCTTCAACTTTGATGTAACTCATGCGCGGAACTTAGAAAGAGGCAACTGCACGAATATCTTGGACCTTTGGAGCATACGCGGGATCTACAGTCTTCATTACAATTTTGACTGCAAATGAGGCAAACTCTGGCAGGTCAGATACACTATACTTGAGTTCTTGATAAGAAGATTGCTTCTCGGTAACACTAGAAATGCTATTTTCACTAGTTGCAATTTCAAGAACATCAGGTGAACCATCTGTATTGAAGTATTCCCAATCGATATCTTCAAAGTTTTCTTGACTGGATGCTTTCTTAAATCTGTAAAGAACTCTTACATTTGCAATATCTTTGACATTAGCAGTTAGTCTTACATCAATAGAAGTTCCAGGGTTAGAGATACCAACTTCTTTAGTTACATACTTAGCAATAGAAGAACTATTCTTAGATGTATCTTCTGCAACAAAGTCAATACCGTTCAAATATTCAACGGATCCAACTTCTAGATAACTTGCTTCTGTATCTTCTTGTGTAGGATATTTTAAAATATCACCAACACGGAAAATATCTGGAGTTTGATTAGAAGTATCTGCTCCTCTAGCAAATGCAGCATTATCAATAATTCTTCCAGTGAAATCATCATTGATTGGTTGGATATCAGTTCTCAATGTTAACTCTTGAGATCTGCTATTCCAAAGAACTGCTTTACCAGTAATAACGTTATCATATGTTTCTAGAATAACAGATGGGTTACGTGCTACAATAGTTGCACCATCTTCGATATTGAAGAATAGTTCTGCAGGATTGGAATCTACAGTTACAGAAGTTAACTGTGATTGGTTACCAAGATCAACAGTTTCACCTTGCTGGAAGAACTGTTGTGTTTTGACACGAACATAAACAACAGAACCATTTACTCTTGCAATTGTTCCAGATGCCTTTGTTGTCTGACCTTTGATAACTTGACCTGTTTGAATTTCTGTTCCACCATTTCCAGATAGTTGGAATTGATAAACTGGGAAGAATTTAATCTTCTGATCTTGTCTACCAAATCTATTCTCTTTACCAGCAGCATTTTCAACTCTAGTAGTAGAAGTTTTAACTGTAGCGTTGGAAAGATCAATAATTGGAGATAGATTAGAAGCAGTAGAAGATAGTTGAATTTTATATACTAGAGACTGATCCAAATTGTTCAAAGTCTCATTAATCTCAGATGCGACCATCTTTTGATTGGTAAAATACTGTGCTTCATTCAAGAAAGTTTTTTCATAATCTGTTTGAGAATATGAAACATAGTTAGTAGTAGAACTATCTACAGGAACAACATTTGTTGTTTTAATGAAACTTTCTACTTTTGTACCAGTAAATGATAGATATCCAACTAAAGGATATAAAGTTTCAAATTTTCTATTGTGAGTACCATATACAACAGAACCACCACCAAATGCATTACTGGAAGCATTAGTTGTAGATTGAATGTTGTAACTATCAACACCACTGTTTGAAACTTGGAATAAAGTGCTATTCAGAATATCTGCTGTTACACCACCAGTCTCTTGTGCAGTTCTATAGAATACATAAGACTTACCACTGTCTTCAAAACCATGATCTCTATGATTTGCTTTTACAAATTTGTTGTTATTCTTGAATAGTCTAGAAGTAGCATTTGTAGCAGCACTTGCATTTGTTTCAAATGGATTTTCTTGCAATAGTTCATATCCAAGATTATCATTCTTGAGTAGAAGATTTGCAGTTCTAGAAGTATCAAATTCTGCACGATATAGAGTAAACTTCAAATCCTCTGCATTATCTTCCTGCCAACTCTCAGTATTTTGAGATTTGTAAAGAGAACCTAGAGATGCTTGAGTTGTAATAACTGTACTAGTAGAGATATCAGTCTCACCTAGTAGAGAAGACCACATTTCATAATCAGTAGAATCTGTTTCTACAACTAGAGCATACTCGGTATCATCTTGTAGATATACAGGATAATCAAAAGCAAAGTGTGTTGGAGTTGTAGATTGTGTAACTCCATCTGCATCAATAGAAACACCCATTCTTACAGCAGGTGTATCAACCTCAATAAAGGTTTGAATTTGACATCCGCCAGCACCATTACCAATTCCTTTGACAACAACAGAAGGTGCTTCTGTATATCCAAAACCAGATAGAGAAATTTCTGCATTGTAAACCTTACCACCAGAAACTTCTACGGCAGCAGTAGCAGTAGATCCACCTGGCAATTGAGGACTTTCAATAGTAAGAATTGCACTGTCATAATTTAGACCAGGATTGGTAACTCTAATACCAGAAAGTTTGCCACTATCTTTTGCAATGGTAACTTTCAAATTAGTTCCACCTGTATCATTAGCAAGACTTACAGAAGGAATTTCTAGATCTTCATTCTGTACAAAAGATTTACCATTGTGATTACCAAGAACAATAGTGTACACTTGCTCATTTGTAAGACTATACTTACCAGATGCAGTAGCAACTAGTTCTACATTGTTCTTATCAAAGATTTGTAGAATAGGACCAGATGCAGCAGATGTAACACCTGTTACATTTTCATCCTTGTAAACAGCAACGTCACCATTTGTATAACACTTAAGGAAAGTATTTGGTGATAGTGTCTTCTCTGATCCAGGAACAATATTCTTTCCTGGTTTTTCAGAATCTACATCAGTAAGATATGCTTTGACTGGAATATATGGATCCTTCTTGTTAAAGAATAGATCTACACCAGTAACGAAACATCCACCCTCTTGGTTTTCAACCTTGAACATTTGAGCAAGAGGATTAGGTCTTACTGGATTATCAGTGTTGCTCTCTACAGTTTGAACACCTTCATTAGATTTGAAAGTAGATGGTTTTGTAGATACAATGCTAGATGGATTTTCTGGAAGAATACCAGTTGCATAATACTTAACTTCAGTGTAGTTAACGCTAGCATTATCTTTGCTTTCGTTTGTGTTACTAGAAGTAAATCTGAATGTTAGATCTCCAGTAGAAACGTTAATTTGTTCAGAACTTGTATCATAAGATAGTGTATCAACATCTCCATTCCATACTGCATTTTCTGTAGGTGCATATCCACCAGGAAGAATAATCAAACCAGATGCGTTACCATATTCATCAGTAGTAATACCACCATTAAATGCAGATAGAGAGTTACCAGCGAGACCTGTAAATCTCAAGTCAGGGTTAACCCAACGATCAATGTTTCTACCCTCAAGGAAGACATACATCTTCGTATTAGGTTTCATTCTTCTAAGGACATACTTAATAGGAATACTTCTAGCGAAGAATGATAGAGCATTAGATACAACGTTTCCTCTTACTGTCTTGGTCTGTACACCCTTACCAACATCATTATTTTGTGGACTGATGTTAGAAGAACTTGCAACAGAAGCAGATGTGACAGTTGCAATTGCTTGCTGTGTATTTACTTCACCAAGAGAATTGATAGCAGCAAATGCTGGTGCTGCACCGACCCAGTTGATGATGAAAGAGTTGTGAATACTAGAGAAAGATTCCTTGGTGTTGTCTTTTGCAAGGAAAATACTGTACAGATTTGTATTTGTATCTACAACTAGTGGTTCTTCATGTTGATCATACCATTGGTCGATAGATGGAGAAAGTTCACCATCACCAACATATTGTACAACAACAAAAGGATTTGGATTGATCTTCTTAGATGCTGCAGCATTTCCTAGTAGAGAAAGTGATGTAAATGGTAGTGTTACCATATCTCCACTCTTCTTATAACCTGCAACAGATCTTTGATCTTCTCTTACATTAACTTCTACAAGTTTAATGCTATCTTCTCTAGATTGTGGACGTAAAACAGACTGCTGTGGGTCAATAGCACAACGATAATCAAGAGAGGTTAGGTTGCCAACGCTATGTGCTTCAAAATTGTCAACAAAGAAACCAGATTTAAATCTGTCCATACCAACACTATCTCTAACTTGCATGTTGAGAGCTTGTTGCTCAAGGATGCTAAGTGTGGTATAATATTCAAGACGCTCAATACGCTTCTCCAGCTTGCCGATATCCCTCATCGTGTAGCGTCTATTATCCACTGGGGTAATCCTTACATCCTTGCTTGTCTTTGTATAAGCAGGGATGTAAGCGTAAAACAGTGCAATAGCATCATCAATTGGTTCTGGTTTTGCAGGGTTGAGTGAAGAATTACCTTCTTTGACAACGAACTCGCCCTTCTTATTGAGGAACACACCATCAATACGATCTAGATATTCTTTTTGAGTAAACGAGAATGTATACTCTAGACCATTGTCAGATGCTGGACTGCTAGCAATAACAGCACCAGAACCTGAGAAAGATCCTTCAGTAACTTCTAGAATAGACTTATCTAGATAACCTGGAATGATAGCATTATTATCTACCTTAGGACGGAAGTCAATTATGTTCTTAAGTTCTACATTTCCTAATACAGGAGAGTTAAATCCTGGGATCTCATCTTCTCCAACACCTGCTTCATGTAAGTAACTATCAATAGTACAGAAATCTCCTTGAGAATGTACAAAGAAGTCAAATGCAATTACTAGTTGTCCAGTAGAAGATTCAAATCCTGGTTTAAGAACTAGTCTCGATACATCATATAACGTATCTCTTTGACCATCATCAAAAGTATATCGAGCAGTAACATCTGTACCAGATACTAGGTTACCAGCAGTATCAACTTCAGGTGGTTGTGATGGTGTACCTTCATAAACATATCTGAGTTTAAATACATCAGAGTAAGAAATTAGGTCAATAACATCACTATCATAATCATTACCTCTTAGAGGAATAACACGGTCACCAGATGCAGTAACAACAATTCTCTTGTTTCTTACAGCAGTCTTAAGTCTTGGTTTTGCGTTAGATACTTCTAGTGTTGCAGTCAACTTAAGTTTAGGGAACGTTCCATTTGTAGGAACAGTTCCGAAATATCCTTCAGGAACATTTAGACTAATACTACCAGAAGTAAGACCACTAGCAGTGTCAGTAGAGGAAGAGATAGTAACAGAATCTGCAGGAATATAAACAATATCACCTTTTGCAATGTTAGGTGCATCACCTGGGTCAAGAACAGTAATGATATAATTTTCTTCTGTATAAGCAGCAAATCTTTGCGTTCCGAATGGTAACTGAGCAGCAAAAGTGATAAGTCCATCACCAGAAGCAGCAGTAGTTACAAAATCTCTACGGAAATAATATTTGATCTTAGTGTCATCACCACCAGCAGAAATTTGCAATACTTGCTTACTACCAGTTGGATAAAGTAAAGTTCCGCTATTGGTGTTTTCTGTCTTTGGACGTAGACGTACAATACTTGTGTTAACAACATCGCCTGGCAATGCTTGATCTAGATAAATTCTAGTTTTGTCAACACCCTCTGCTTGTGTAGCGTATTCTACTGTAGTACGAATAATGTTGTTATCTTCATCAGAGAATTGAATTAAATCTCCTTGCTGTAAGAGACCAGCAGCGTCAGCACTAAAACTTGTAGATTCTACAAATGTAGTTCCCTTCTTACCAAAGAAAGTGAAACTTGTAACATCAGCAAGATCTGCATATGTCTGATTGTCTACTACAATATCAGCACTAAATTTGTTAGCACCACCAGAACCATAAGAAGAACCAATAGATTTAACATTCTGTGGACGATAAGTTGTTACAGCATTTCTAATCAATACTGCACGTACTGATGCTGCTCCACCTGCAGATCCAGATCCTGTTATAATAATTTCAGGTGGTTGTGTATACTCAAGATTTCTCATGAAAGAAGCATTGATGATGCTTACTTTATAAACAGATCCACCAGTAGTTTCTGCTAAAACTTTAGAACTATCATACTCAACACCATTGATCTGAATACCAGCACCAGTTGCGTAACCAGCACCTCTATTATTAACAATGAAGTGGGAGATTGTATTGTCCTTAGCAATCCTTACTGTATTGTCATCTTCGTCTCTAATAGATTCTCCTGGCAAGAAGTTACCAGATAAAGTTTTGACAAATAAAATTCTACCAGTAGAATAAACACCAGATGCTGTTCCTTCAACAACACCGTATGCACCACTTTCTAAACCAAATACATACTTACCTTCATCATAACCTGTAGGAGCAGTTTCTAGAATGATCTTAGTGAAGAACTGTGGATCAAAGTAAGATAGTCCAAAGATAGAATTATATGTTGCTGTTCCACCTGCTAGACGACCTTTAGAAAGAATGACATCAGAATCAGAATTAAAACCAGCACCTCTCTTCTTAAGGAAGAAGTTATTTGGTTTTACTTTACCAATCAAAGGAGTAAATGTATTTCTGTAATCTTTTATTTCTCCCCAATAACTTGTAACTGCACTAGAAGATTCTGCATCAGTTCTGGAAAGATATAGTTTTCTAATTTTATCTGCAATACCATCATCATACTCAATTAGAAGTTGATCTAATTCGTTCTTTTTACCTACAACAGTAATTTCAAGGAACTGTTCTGCTACATTAGTATCAATAGCAGGTCTGTTAATAGTAGCAAAAGATACAGCAGTTAGAGTTCCAACATCTGTAGCAGTTCCTTCTGCACTGTAAGATCTGATATAGTAGAGTGTTCCATACTTACTTTCAAAGTTAGCATCTGTGATATCTGCTAGATTTGGTTGACCATTAAGACCATTGATCTTAAGAGTAAGAGTTTTAACACCATCATCTGCTGTGAGATTAAGTCCTCTTCTTGCAATAGTTTGCTTATGATCTGTAGATGCTTCAGTTCCATTTAGACCAACTGATACATCATTAAAAGATCCATAAAGAAATACATCAGGATATGCAGTTAATTCAGATCCTTCTTTGTTTAGAGGAACACTACCATATACATTAGTGACATTAAAAGTAGGAAGTCTCTTTGATTTTACAGTTACATTTTCACTGACTAAACTTTCTCTTGCTTTGTTGATTTCAAGATATTTGATTTCTTTGTTTACAATCTCATATCCTCTAACATATGCCTTACCAGGACCAATGCTAGCAATCATTTTTCTAGCAGCTACACCAGCATCATATCCATTGTAAAGACCGAATTCATCTTCAGCGTAGATACCTCTATTGCCATCTTTCTGCGCCCATTCACGCATGTTGACATCGAAGTTGCTAACAACATAGTCGCCACTTTCATCATAGGTTCTGCGTGCTAGAGTTTGCTCTAGTACACTAAAATCTGTAGTGGTGATCTTTCTTTGTACAACACCTCTTTTTACAGTAAGGAGTTGAATAAAATTCTTATCAGTAATTGCATCTAGAGCAAACTCTTTCATCTCTAGACTGATTGTCAGTCTATGTGCTCCAGGTGCAGTGTAGTTAGAACTACCAATAGCATTATCATAAAGAGACGCATCAGTCTCAGGAGTTGCAATCGCTTCTTTGATTGTAAATCCTACTTTTGCAGATGGTTTGTCGTAATACTCTTCAATAACAAGAAGTTGCTCATCGTTACGAACAAAATAACCATTGACAAAATAGATACCTTCTTCTACCTTGACAGCAGAACCATAACCCATTGCTGGACTGTCGAGGGATGTTACTTCACCTGTGTCAGGGTTAGTAACAGAAATACTGGTAGGGAGCACGCTACCGTCTGTTCCAACAACTAGTAGAGGAGTGTTTACACCATCGACAACTTCTAGTGTCTCACCTTGGCGGAATGTTGGTTCAGTGTTAGAATTACCACTGTTGAGATAACTTACAAATAATGTGTCTGCATTAGTCTCAGTTGCATTTACCGTAGAGAGAACAGTTCCTAAAACACCAGAGGTTAAACCTCTTAACTGCTGACCTACTAACTGAGTAATGTCATACTTTTTATAAACAATATCGTCTCCCTCTGAGATAGCAACCTCTGAGACAGACGATAGTTTAACGTAATCTAATTTTGTGTTGAGACCTACCTCACCAGGAATTACCTGTTCACCCTGCTTAAAAGCATACTTTCCAAAACTCTCAATCTGGTTTTGGAGAATGGATTGAACTTGTGTTAGTTCCCTACCTTGAATAGAGTATCCAGGACGGAATAGAATTTTATAAAAATTCTTACTCGCGTCAAAGTCCTCGTAATAAGGATTTACATTTAGGTTAGTCTTCTGAGGCATCTTGCTCCGCCAAATACTAGTATCTAGTCCCTAGTATTTAGCGAAGTAATTAGAACTCAATAACTAGTTTGATATCTTCGATCTGGTCAGCAGCACGAGTGATCAAGCGACGGTTCTCAACGTAGATTACGTCACCAGAGTTGTTCTCGACTTCAGGAGCAGCAAGACCAGCAGAGAATGTTACACCAAGTAATGTAGAAGCATATCCTGTGTCTACGTTACCAGAAGCAGCGGAACTTTCTCCAGTAATTGCGTTAGAACCATTGCTCTCGAACGCTCTTACTACACCACTGTCTGTGTGTGCATCGTTTGTTTGGATGTACTTAAGTACACCAGCAGTTGTAGAACCACTATCCAAAGTCCATGATACAACTGTACCATATGCTGTACCGCCAGTTACAGTCTGAACGATCTTCTCGTCAGTGTTGTAATCTGCAGTAGCACCAGTAATCTTGATAGACTTTAGACCAGAGAGGGTATCTGCAGTAGCAAATGTTGTTGTTCCCCACTCAAGTGGATCAGCAATGATGCCGATACGACGGAAATCGTTATCAACAGGGAAGTCACCAGAACCTTCAGCGTAGGTTAGACGAATGTTTGTCATTACGCGCTTTCCGTTAAGTTCTGTTTCGTGATCAGAACCATGACCGCCCTCAGGAGGTAGGATTGCTTCGATAGCACCAGTAGCACCGCCACCAGTTGCAACTGCACTGCTTAGACCAGTGTCAGAGAAGAGGTTGCCATTACCAAGAAGAATGTTTGCATAAGTGTAACCAGTTCCTCTTGCTTGTACACTTGCAGAAGTGATTGTACCAGAACCGTTAGTTACTAGTTGTACTACACCACCAGTTCCGTCTCCCTTGATGCTTGTATAAAGGGTTTGGGAAGCAGGTAGACCAGCACCAGCATCTTCTACTAGTACAGCGTCGATAGCGCCTGGAACAGCAGCAGATACAACACCAGTTCTAGATGCGTTGGCAGGAAGAACGATTGGCATGAAGTCAGAAGATAGGAACTTCAGAACATCATCAGTTGGGATGGTGTACATATACTTCCAGATGTAACCAGCACCAGTTGTCTCAGTATAGAGACCAGTTGCAGAATCATAGTTAGCACCTGCTACAGATGGTTCCTCAGTTGCGTTCTGTCCAGTAGCATTAGAAGGATCCTCACCATTGTAGAGGCATTTAAATACTTCGTAAGAAGAGTTCATTACATAGAACTTAGCGTCAGCAATGCTGTTAGCGCCAGTTGCGGTTTGCTTACCGATTTGACCACCGCCACCAGGAGTAGCAGAGTAGTCAGGTTTCCACATGTCGTACTTAGGGTTAGCAACTAGGTCCCAGTTGTAACGACGGATAACTGTTCTTGCATAAGAATCAGTAATACGTTTTGCAGCGATTAGTTCGTCATATAGAGCAATCTTCTCAGACTGGTTGTCAAGAGGAAGAGGTGGGATGTTCTCGTCTGCATAACGATAAACGCCAGATTTAGCAGTAGCACCTGTGTCAGATCCACCAGCACCACCAGTGCGGCACTTAAGGTCAGATCCTAGAGAAGGAGCAGAGTTAATACCATTGCTGCCAAAAACGTCGGTTAGAAGGAGGGCACTATCATAAACTGCAGCGATCGTGGCACGGAAGGTTGTGGAACCATATGTCCCAACATACACCTCGTTACCAACCGTAAATGCGGTTGCATTCTTCGAGTAAATTTCGAGATATGCTCTCCAAGGTTGCGGACGACCCACAAAGAAGTACATTCTAGAACGCTCTGCGCTCGTATCAGTCGCGCCCTCTGTGAGGGATTCTAGGAATTGTTTCGCGTTAAAAATACGAAACTTATCAGAAATAATAGCAGCCATGGGTTTCTTTATCCGACGTTTAAGTTTGTGCCTGAGTTATTTATATTTATAGCAATATTTAGGTAATTGTATGCGGAACCAACTGTTGTCCATTTGAAATGGTAGTTGGACCCTTAACATGTGTACATCCTGTGAATGAATTGGATGTCTTACCAGTATATTGTATAACAGATCCACCAGAGGTGAATACATATCCAGTTGTTGGGAACAATGTAGTATCTTGTACCTGAACAGTGGATGGAATTGTTCCAGAACTACTTGTTATAGCAACAGGGTTCTGGATTGATGGTGGTAGTAGATTGAAGTATGCACCAGCAATAGTGTAACTAGAACTACCACGCTTAGTGAAATCTTCAATTCTAAATGCAGGGAAATAAGTTGAGAATTCTAAGATAGAAAGACCAGAAGCATTGGCAGAACCATCATCAAAGATACCATCAAAATGATTGATAGTATGTCCGACATTAGTTCTGGTATACTTTCCAATGTAACCAACATCAACTCCAAATACGGAGTTTACAACCTGAACTTCTGTAGTATCTCTCTTAGTAACATAGTATAGACCTTGTACATCAATTAGATCAACAGAAGAACCGTCTCTCTTGATAACAGGATCTGCAATAAATGCAGTTTCCTCATATCCATCAACAACTCCGCCAGGTGGAGGAGTAAGAACAATCTCCAATGCAGACTTGGTAATATCCAACTCTTCAGGAGCAGTTACTTGTCTTTCTACTTTTCTTTCAAATCCAGAATCTACAAATCCAGCAGAGACCATTGTAACATCGCTTTCACTCTGGATCTCAAGTACACCACCGAATGCAACAGATACAAGTTCTGGGATCTGTCTAATGAAGGTTCCTGCTAACCATCCTTTCTCGGTTGTTCCTCTTTGTGCTCTATCAACTTGAGTAAAACGATCACTTTGTTTCCTATTATAGAAGACAACTTCATCTCCGATAAGTAAGGAACCAGTCATATCAAACTTAGTGGTATCTGCAATGTATACAACTGTCTCGCCAGGAGCAAGGTCAACCTGTAAGTAAGCAGCAGTCTCAAAGAAGTTGACATTAGACAACGCATCATTAGGAATTAAATTCTCAATAGTGGTTGTGATTGCCTTACTTACTGTCGAGATAGAATTGACAGTAACGATGTCTTGTACTTCAGCAGATACAACTGTTGCATTGTGGAATGTGTCAATTAATGGAACATCAGCAGCAGATGTTTCCTGCCAAGACTTAACTTCAATAACATCTCTCTGAGGATCTAATTGTCCACCAATAGAGAATACTTCAATTTCATCTGGTGTGAATACTCTCTCAATATCAATCTCAGAAATTGGAATACCAAGAGATACACTAGATCCAGAAGAAATACCAGTAAGACCAGCGTCACTAATCTCACTAATGAAGGAAATGGCACTCATACCAAATCCTTGTACTTGAGTGTTAAGATTTAGTGTAACAAGTGATACACCAATATCTCTTTCACTTAAGATATCAAACCTTCTAGAAACAATTACTTGTGGTGCTTCGGTATATCCAGAACCACCATCAATCAAGTCTACACTAATGACTTGACCTTTTGCTACTAGTACATTTGCTCTAGCACCACCACCATTACCATTCTTAGGAATGAACTTAAGAACAGGTGGTGTATAATATTGATATGCAGTAGGTTGTGTAAGAGGATCGTAACTACGTTGGTTCCAGGTTAGCGATACGACAGAACCATTCTCAATAGTGGCAACTACAGCAAGACCTTCACCTCTAGTAATACCAGTATAAGTCTCAATTGAGACTGCTCCATAGATATCATCTGTTAGTTGCTCTCCAGGTCTACCATCTTTACTTGTAGCAGTTTGTGGTAGTCTCTTGATCTTTCTAAATCCATCTTCTCCCTCAACACGGATTTGATCTCCGCTAGAGAGTGACAAGAATGGACTTCTATAAGTCTTACCTAAGAAAGTACCAGACCAAAGAGCATTATCATCTTCAAGAACCTTTCTTCCCAATTCATCTGTCTTATAGACAAGATTTATATTTGTGTAATCAGCAACAGCAACAACGAAAGTTCTGTTATAATATCCTTTTACACCAAATACAAGATCGAGAGTTTCGTCAATACTAGCATTTTGAGACTTTAGATCCCATGATAAAGTATTACCAGAAACAAACAAGTTAGATACTTCACCAATGACATTATATGTGCCGTCTGCTTTTACTTGCCATACATGAATAGGTGAACCAATCTTATCTCCCATCCAAGAATAAGTTTGATATGGTGAGAGTATAGAACTATCAAAATCTATTTCAAGTCTTGCTCTAGCAAAATATGTGTCTGGAGCATAGTCATAGATATTGAGAATTTGACCTACGTCTCTACCATAGAGGTAACGCATGTCAATCTTAACTTCTGGGTCAATAGGAACGTTAAAGAAAATATTTGGACCAGAAATTGTGTATGACTTTCTTTCACCTTTCTGCTGTAATACACCATCGAGGAAAACATATAAGTTGTCTTCACTCTCAATATTTTGTACAGTATTATCTTCTACATCTAGAATTAGGAAAGGACCAGTTCTTACACCATTTGCTAGAGCATAGTCAATAGTAAGTCTCTTGTAATTACCTACACCTACACCAACAACTTTTTCTACAGCAGTTGGTTCTCCAATAGACTTAGCACCTAGGTCTTGATCCCAGATAGGAGCAACATCAAACTTAATCAAGTTTGGAATTACACTTCTGTCAATAAAGTATGCATCGAAGAGTGGATAATTTTCTGTATACTTAGGTCTTTGTAATACTGCATTGATAGTAAGGAAAAGATTTTCATCTTGTTCAAGTTTTACAGGACTGCTATCTTCCCAATATAGTTCAAATTCTTTTGTTTCTCCATCAATAAAGTCAGGTAGAGATCTTGTTACACTTTCTTGTTGTAGAATATCTCTAACATTTGCAAATAGAGAATCTGTAGCGGAAACAACATCATCACACTCACCTACTGGTAGAATTGGATCACCAATAATATGGATATTGCTGTATGTTAGTTTTGCTGCCCAGTTTCCTGGTTTGTTTATATTCTGCTTAGTTTCAATGACATAACCAGGACCATATCTCATAATATCTTTACTGATACTAGAGAAAGTTCCAAGAGCACTTTCAACATCTGCACATACTGGTGTTAGATTATCAACCAGAACATCAGGATCAGTAACTTGTCCTAAGTTTCTCATTGCTAGGACCATTTGATCTTTAGCATAATCAAAAATTAGATCCATGCCATCTAGATTGTTGATACCACCGTCAGTAGTAAACTTACGAATTTCTCCATCAGGATATCCAGTCTCAACCCAGAAATCTAACCTACTGTTCTGAACCAATCTTTGGTTGCCACCATATCTCAAATGATATACAATATCATCTATTTGTGACCCAATAAGTTTTTCACAAAGTGCAGCACTTACTGCAGTGTTAGCATTAGCAGCACGATAACTTTCTGTAGCACTGATGATAAAAGATCTATTAAGATTGATTAATGTTCCAGCATCATAGAAGGTTCCATTGTTTAGATTACTCCAAGAGAACGTTGCTTGGTCTGTACCAGAGAAAGATACACCAACACTAACTGTTTGACCAGGTGGGACAGAAAATGTGTTGCCAGGAGCAACAGATGCCGTACTAGTTGGTAGAACTCCAGTGGTTCCACCTCCTGACAATGGAGTGTTACCTGCAGGAACACCACCGCCACCAGCAGAGTTTGCTAGAGCAGCACGACTAAGAGTAATTTGTGTATCACTATCGATAGAAACAACTTTTGTTCCTTCTGGATATGCTCTACCAGAACTTACAAACATACCGATAGCAATGTTGTCAGTATTGCTGACATTCATTACTGTAGAACCTTGGATGTATGTGATGTTTACATCGATGTAATCCCAGTTTCTAATAGCAAGTTTTGCTAGTCTAGTAGCATACTCAAAGATATCAGTAGAAGCAGATCTATTGTTTTGAATATACAGATATTCACTATCAGAATTAAAGATCTCTGTATAATCAATAGTCTTAATGTTTCCACCAAAACGAAGATCGTGATCGTATGCTTCTAAGATAGATCTGATGTTTCTCTGGTAATCATCAGTCTTAGTTGCCCAATCTAAAGATGGGTGAGTTGCTTGTGCATAACCAATAGTCTCGTCAATGATAAACTCGATATTTCTTTCGATTTGATTTGCAGCATCGATCCATCTACCATTACGTTGGTAGATATTTTTTAATTTTCTAAAATGCTTATCGTTGTATTGATTATCTTTGAATGAAATGTACTTAGCATAGAAGTTAACGCCGCCATACTTAGTAACATCAGTTGTTCCTTCACCAGTCTGCTTTTGATTTGCTCCTAGTGGTGGGGCAGAGAATACAATCTGACTACCAGAAACAGTATATGAAAGTCCAGGATCTTGCAGTACGCCATCTAGAGTGACAATCAAATTCTTTTCATCATATGGTGTAAACACTGTATCTGTGTTTACATTTCTAAGGTCGAATGTTGTCTTTCCTTGTAATCTACCATCGCTATCATAATATCCAGTAAATGGATTTTTAAACCACCATGGTTTAGCATCAGCAGGATTTGGAGGATTAGTTACATCATCATAATAACCAGGAGTGGTATTATAAAGTCTAACCTCAAAAGCAAGCATTTCATTGAATAAGAATTCACTTGTAGCAGCAGATCCTTGTGCTTTACGAATTCTTGTATTTTCAACTTTCTGTAAACTTTGAGTTACAACTCTAGTTGTGTTCTCAACAGTAATTCTATTCTTCTGAGGATCCCATAATTGTAGGATAGTGAAATGATCTGCCTTTGGCATCTCTGCTGGCATTTCTGTACCAGCAGTTGCCTCAACGTCTACTTGTCCAAACAATTGGAAACCAGCAGGGTGAGTAGTAGATTTAATTAACTCACGCCATTGATCAATTGGTGTTTTAGATTTAACAACATAAGAGTAGTCTTGATAGAAGAAACTATCTAATACTTTTTGATTAGATACACCCAAACGCCCTTTGTCGGACTTATAGTATCCAATATTATCATAGAAAGAAGCAATGTCTTCACTGAACGTAGTAACATAAACCTTACGGACTGTTCCACGAGCATATAAACCAATACCTCTAAGTTCTACATTTTCTCTAACAATACCAGTTATATTTCTAAGTTTTAGTAGATTAGATCCTTTTCTCCATTCTGTTACAGTTGCTCTGAATACCTCTGTACCATTAATAGTCTGTGTAACAACCTCACCTTTTCTATATGATGTATCACTGTTCTTTGCAATACTAACAATATAGTTGGATGAGAATGTAGAAGATACTGTTTTATCTAAGTGGAAAGAACCACCGTTGTTAACAATAGAAATACTTCTAGGAATACCAATTGTTGTGCTATCTACATATGCCTCAACATCTCCTTCAACAATTGCTACTTCAGGAGCAAACGTATATCCTCTACCAGGATTGTCTACAACAACAGAGAAGATCTCACCATTTCTAACAACAACTTTAAAAGTTGCATTTACGCCATCACCATTAGTAATAATTACTTTTGGATTTGAATAGTTTGATCCTTTATTAGTTACATTAATACCGACAATATTTTGAGATGCTCTATCGAATAGAACAGTTGCAGTTGCTCTAAATTTTTCATTAGGATCAACACCATCAATAACTGGAACTTTCTTATAGTTTAGTCCAAGGTTTGTGATCGCATAACTGTTAATCTCACCAACAGCGAACTGACCAGTAGTAGTATAAGAAATGGATCCAGAACCATCCCAAAGAGGTTCACTATCAATATCATAAACAAAACGAGTTGCTGTAACATAATTGATATTCTTGACACCTTGCAGTGGATCTGTTATAATTCTAAGAGACTTGCCCTCGGCATTTACAATGCCTTTATTATCAAAATAGTAGAAGTTGGTGAAGTCTGTGCCTACCTTCTTACTATAGTTATTGGATGCTAATCTAGCACCAAAACCAAACTTGACATCAGTGAAAGCGCCAGGGTTTCCTGGTAGAATTGTCGAGGCAGTCTTTTCTAATGTTTTTAAATTGAAACTCTTACTAGGAGACATATCAAAGTAAGTCCCAGTGAGAGAAGAGTGAGACGTGTCAAATCTATACTTGTAGAACTCCTGTACATTAATATCTGGATTAGGAGTAAATGTAGTATTATCTTCAGAGAACTCAAACTTATAGATTAGAGGACCAACAGAATCAATACTTACCAGTCTATCTTGAGAACTAACATCGAAGAAACTAGAACTAGGAGTTAGTGCATTTGCTGTAGAAGTCTCGGTTGCATAATCATAGAAAATAACAATAGATTGTGTCTCTCTATCATATGACTGAATGTATCCAGAATATGCACCAGTGAAAATCTGTTGATTAGCAGAGAAATTGTATTTTGGTTTGTATAGAGTAACTGGTTGTTCATTATAATGATCAATATCAGTTGTTCCCTCTCTACCTCTAATGACAGTAAGAACTTGTCCACTGATAGAAGAAATCTCTAGAACTTCACTACCAATAGAGATGAGATCTCCATCAGCATATCTTGTGCCGTCTTTTACAGTAACTTGTGTTTGACCAGCAGCAAAACCAACGTGATCTACAAATACAACTAATCTTTGTGTACTTAGAGATCCACCAGATCTTGCCAGATCTTCGTCAGCAACACCAAGGTAATCTCCTTTAGCATATCCAGATCCAGCATCTTGTAACTGCACACTGGATACAACACCAGCAGCAGAAACTGTGATCGATGCTGTAGCACCTGTGCCTGATCCACCAGTTAATGCAATATTATTATATGTACCAGCAGTATAATCTGCACCACCATTTAAAACCTCAAATCTACCAATACCAGTAAAGTCAATGGTAGAGTTTGCATTTGGTGCAAGTAGATTTGCTGTTTGGTAAATTCTCTTTCTTACATAATAAGTCTTAGTTTTTGTAGCATCGTCTGGATTGATATCAACGTCAACTTTATCTCCAATGCCAAGACCATGTGCTGTATTTGTTTCAACCAGAGCAACACTTTGATTAACTTCAAATGGTTCTAAGTTATCACTCAGTGAAGTAAGTGTAATAATTCTAGAACCAATAGTATCAAAAAGATTACTGGACTGTAGGAAGAAATCATCATCAATTCCCCATGTTCCACCAGTAACCTTAATTTTAACTACGTTCTGTCTGTTTGTTCCTTCTAGAACTTCAGCAGTTGTAGTAGATGGATCAATACCATTTGTTAGAGTTATAGTAGCACCCTCTGTATAAGAACTATCTTGATCTAATAGAACAGAGAATGTTTTAATGTCAGCAGAGAACGTACCAGTAGTATCAAACGTTCCATTGACATTTTTAAGAACGATAGTATTGTCACTACGAACTGTTCCGACAATTTCACCAAAAGCGCCAGAACTTGGTTGTCTTAATGTATCGTTCGCAAACAGATATGCAGTTTGAATTGTAGTTAACTTAACTACCTTTGTTTCTTTACTTTGTAAGTAGTTAACACTCTTACCTTTTACAGATGCAACCTTTGCTTCTGCTTCGGTTCCCTCTGTACCTAGGTTATTAAAATATACGTTATTATTAACAGAGAAATTATTAGATGATGCAATACTTTCAATAGCATCAATAGTTCCTGATGTTACATCAGAAATGTTACCAATAAATCCTTCACCATTTCTAGGCATACCAGGAATGTAGTAACGCTTAGCATTCTTAGGAACATCATTTTGATTGATGTCAGAATTATAATTACTATCTACTGGTAGTGAATAGAAATTTGCACCTAGAATGTATGGGAATTGCGGTACTTGATTGCTATCAATAGTAAGGAAATAAGCATAAGTTCCTTTCGGAAATTCTGGGGTAATACAAAATCGTCCATTGTTTTCGTCTAATGATCCGCTCTTATGAGTGTAAGTGTAATCATTAACAAATGAACCAAGGGGATACGTGCTTACATTTGGACCGTTACTGCGGGAATTATTCAGTCCATAACTAGAAGTCATCCTCACGATGGGGGATGAAACATCTAGTGGATCTTCGTAACTGAATGGACCATAGATTGGGTTACCATCATAAGCAAACCCTAGGATAGGTGAGTGGGTTTTATTTGCAGGTTCAGTTCCTGCACTGTTGATGTTATCGCTTAGAGCAACTCGTAATGCTTTTGGATTAGCAACATAACCATAACCATGTTCTAGAACATTATTATAGTTTGGGAAGACATAACCATTTTCGGTATCAAGATTAATTCCAATCTTTTCATACCTGTTGAAATTCCATTCTTTAAGTAAAGGATTTGCAGATGCACCTTCACCAACTGGAATGATATCTACTTTAACAGTATTTTGATTGTAGAAGTTACCTTCGTCTACAGTCTCAAAACCAGTTAGTTCACCTTGTGCATTAACAATAGATGTAAAACTAGCAAAACGTCCTCTACCTGCCATGTCAGTAATTCTGACAACGGGTGGTGTAGAGTAGTATTCACCAGGATTATCAATTTGTAGAGATGTTACTTTACCACCAGTAACAACAGCACGAACTATTGCACCTCTACCTGAGGTAATTTCGATAGTTGGTGTTTGTGGGAAGATATCTGTAGTATTAACAATAATACGTTCTACAACCTGACCAGCAAGAACTGCAATTGCTTTACTAGGAACTTGATCAACTAGAACAAATGGAGGATCATCATACCCTCTACCTTGTGTGTCAATCTTGATTTCTTCTAATACACCATAACGAATACTTTCTGTGTCTCTATAACTGTATCCTCTTACACCGTTAAGGAAAATAGAAGTATCTGCTTTTGGTGTTTGATATCTTTCAGTAGATGTAGTTGCTTCTTTTCTGATCAAACGTAGAATGTTTTGATCTAGCAATGTATCACTTACTAAAGATCCATCTAAAATTTTGTGTGATGGGAAACCAGAAGATGTGATATAGTAATACTGATCATCCTCGTGGATAGATGTTACGTTAGTTGTTACTTCATTCAGAGAATTGGCAACTGCTGGTAGTGTAGGAATGTTTACAGAAGAACCATTATCTAACAACCAACGTGTCTGGTTGCTTGTAATATCGACAATTTTTGGATCTGCTGTCTCAAAACCAGGATTGGATACTAAGATTTGATCACCAACCGAAGAATATGGTTGAGTATCAAGAGTTTCTAGGTTGTATACAATACCAAGGACTAGCATCGTAACGCCAGAACCACGAACAACTACTGGTTTGTATACTTCGGTATCAGTAGGGTAACTAAATGCAGAAGATGGTTGTCTATTTTTGATAATAAACTGAGTTGCATTCTTTTCGGCAAACTCAATCGTCTCTTCACCAATCAGAATAGATCCTTTCTTACCCCAACCATTTGTTGAAAATACGTTAATTCTATTCCCTGAACTCGCAGTTCCTGCAAGGGATCTCGCGAGTTTAGTTTTTGTAGATACAAAGAATTCACCATTTACAGTCTCAGGAGCAAGAATGATGTTGAAGATTTGCTCACCGTCTCTTGTGCCATCTGCTTGTACGTTATCTACAGTAGCAGATGCAAAACCATATTCAGTGGTCTCTTCCTGAATAACTGGTTTACCAATCAATAACTTAGGATCACCACTGACAATCTTGCACTTAAGTGCATAAACATTGATCCAATCAGAATTAGAGGACTTATATGTAAAATCTCTTGGTTTGTAAGTCTCTGGTTTATCTCCATCAGTAGATACAATGGTATTGAAGATAAACTGAATAGAACTCTTAGTTCCTTTTGACTTGTAGAACTTCTGAATGTTCTTAATAAGGGTTCTCTTATCTACTTCACCTCTGAGATACTTCTCAGGGAAAGAACCTAGGTATTGCTTTTCAAAATTCTTGACTAGTGCATACAGGAATAGGTTACTTACATTGTAAACCTTTTGTCCTGCAACGTGCGCTGCGGCATTTGTACTAGTAAAATTGCTTGCTTCATATAAGTCACCAAGAGATGTGTTGCCACTAACACCGCGAGAGCATTCTTGGAACTCAGTGTCTGTTCTAGTTGCATAGAAGATGATCTCATCATCAATGCGGATATATCCGTTTTTCTTTGGAAACGATTGTGCATCGTTGACAGTAATCGTAGTATTGCTGTCAGTAACTGCCGCTGCTAAAACATCGTGCTGCTTGAGAATGTTCTTCTCATAAAAATCGATGTCAGCATACTTCTGAATGTTATTAATAACATCCAATGTGCCACCTTGCACCTCCTGTGCTTCGTAATACTTCTGAACGAACTTACTAAACAGTTCGTATTCATCAGAAATAAAAGCAGGAAGCTGTGTCTCGATCAGAGTGGAAATTCTCTTAGTCTTTACAGCAGGCATTTACTTTACTCTTTGTATGCAGTGAACGAGGAATTCGCAACGTCAACGTCAAGATAAACCTCGCGGAGTGCCT